AATAGTCGGTCACGATCATTCCTATATCGGTGCCGAACTTGGCGTCGGCCTGGGCCTTGGTGTACCTCTGATCCAGGGCGTCGCCGGTCGCTTTTGCATCAGCCGGTGCGCCCGATACGGTCAGGGTCGTGTCAGTGGACACGATAGCCTTTGCGTCGGCGGCACTCTTTGCAGCTGCTTCCTCGCTGGCCTTTGCGGCAGATGCACTAGACGCGGAAGCAGTTTGACTGGCCGCTGCTTCTTCGGCGCTGGAAGCAGATTCCTCGGCTTTTGATGCCGAAATATCTGCCTGCTCTTGCGCTGCGCTTATGGCTTTTGCAGTGGCGTCCTTGACTGTCTGGGCTGCTGCTGCGGCCTGTGCTGTGGCAGTTGCCGCCGCGTTTGTGGCTGTTTCCGCACTCTGAACAGCTTCTTCCTGCCGCGCGATAACAGCTTCGCCATACTGCTTCACATACTCAAAGCCCTGTGCAAGGGCTTCCCGTACTTCCACACCGCGTTCTGCATTGCGGACTTCGGAAATTGCTTCGTCAAATGTCTTATCCAATTTATCACCCCTTTGCGGATGCATAGCCCTTCAGCGAGCGGCTCAGGTCATAGGCGTCACTGGCTTTTCGTGCGCTCAGGGCCTGCAAGTCGCTGACGCTGGAGAAATCAATGCCCAGCGTGAATTCTTTTTTGTCCGGCGCGTCCAAAGGCTCCACAAGCTTAGAGCACAAAAGCCAGGTGTTCACCCCGTGCGGGTTGGAGTAGATGTGTGTCATCTTGCCAAAGCCAAGGCGGGCGATATCCACACCGGCATCCTTGAGGTCCACAGCCTTTACCGTGATTCCGTCAAGGTAACGCAAGTTTTTGGACAGCTCCGCGTTGGCGGCATCCAGAAGCGACTGCGTTGTGTTTTCGGTTCCGTCCTGCACAATGACCCGCGCGATGATGCCAAACAGCTTTTGCGCGGTGGCGTCGTTAGCGGTTGCCGTGATGGTGTTGGTTTTCTCCCACAAAAACCAGCCGGATTTCTTTTTTCCGACGGCAATGACGCGGGTGACGATATCCTCTGCTTTGACGTAGCTGCTCAGGTCGAGCAGGTTTGTGCCGAATGCGATGGGCTGCCCGTTTTTCTCCTGCACTTCCTGGACGTAGTCCAGATACCGGGCCCCGTTTTCGTGCCGGACAATGAGATACCCGCCGTATACATCCACAAGCTCATTTTGGATGACATCCCATGTAACGCCAAAATTTCGTCCATCGCCAAAGGTGTACCGTGGCGCAGAATCGTAACGGACAACGGAAGAATCCGGCAAAGCTGCACCGTTGAACAAGACGGCATAGCCGTCTCCCTGCTTTTCGATTTTCCAATTTTTCGAGACCGTGTCTTTGAGATCGTATTCCGTCTCAGTCGGAAGGGATTTTGAGTGCGTAGCGCATGTGATATCCGGCGTAACCGTTCTTTGCGTGGCTTCGTGCGTCTGGCCGTCACCATCCAAGGATAAAGCCACGTTTACGCTCACGGAAAAAAGGCCGTTTCCAGTGCGCCAGATATACCCGTTTATGGAAGAATCTGCATGCTTTTCATTCAGCGTCCAGCTGTACGCAGATGGATCCGGGGCCGTGTCATCATCCGAGTAGCCGACTTCATATTGGCTTACAAGCTGTACGCCGGACGAGGTATAAAGTCCATATTCATACCTGTAATCGCCGTCACTATCCGGAGTACCCGCCATGTATTCCAGTTTCATCACGCAGTTATGCAGCTCTGGCACCACCACGCTGGTGCTCGGAAAGCCAACATTTCCGCAGACAAACGACTTGTATGCGTCCACCATGCCGGTGTGGTTTTCCAGCAGAAACGCAAGAAATTGCTTGATCGTCACGTCTTTGGCTGTATATGGCGCAACGGAGCTGTCGTTGAGGTAGGCCAGCTCTCCCTCGCAAAAGACTTTTTGACGCAGCATAAAATCCTGCTCATGGCTCATGGGCCTGCCCTCCCAGATGCGCACACCGTCTTGTTCTACGGACACGGTCGTGCGCATTTTTTGCAAAGCTGAGTGGGCCACATTGCCAAGCGGCAGGGTGAATTCCAAGCTACCGGCCTTGCTCACCTCCCGTGTCAGAGTTGGACTGATGAGCTTTTTTGTGTCCGTGTAGTCCGTTGGGTCGTAAATGCAGGTCTTTGTCTTCCACACGTCAACGCCTGTCTGGACGCCCGCATAAACTTTATAGCTCATAAGCTGCCCCCCAGATATCGGATGCTGATGCTGCAATCCGCAGACGCCGCAAAGATGAGAGTACCTACAACGCCATCCGGCATATGCAAGCCCTCAATGTACTGCCACTCTGTAGACTTTGCAAGGATGCCAACCTCAAGGCCATTGAGGGACACCGCAATGTCGGCAGCGTCCTCGCTGCGCTTGAAGTAGATGCCAGCTGCTCTTGGTGCGCCGGTGACAGTTACGGTGATGTCCTCGTTGGCTTTGAGCTGGATATCCGTATAATTGCGGATGATCGCCGTATCAAATACAAGGTCATCCCACAGCCAGTCATCAGAGCCGTCGTATACACTGCGTTTGAAGGGGCTGCAGGTGCCTGTGATGGTGAACGCACTGGAAAGCCGGTCGCGCGTCATGGACACGCTCCACAAGCCCTCCCAGTAGAAAGATGGGTCATTGTCGAACTTACATTGAAGCCATTTGCCATGGATGGCGTTTGCGATCCGGCTGTAAAGGGTCGGCCAGGTTTTTTTGGGCGCCCTGCACAGCAGCTCCATGGTAATGGTGCGCTTTTTGTAGTGTGGCCTGCCGTCCAAAGAACTGGTCAGGTTGAGCAGCGTATCAGAGCCTGGCACCTGTACCAGGTACTCGTCCACCTCCGCGCTGCTGATCTTCGGGCTGCCCACTTTGAGGTACAGACCCCAGTCCGTGAGGGTATGATAATCGCCGATTTTTGCGCCTTGCAATTTTGCCATTATACGCCCCTCGCTTTCCGGGTCACTGCAACGCCGATGTGCAGATCCACATTATTTGCCATACGCGGAGACAAAACGCCGACAAGCTCACCGGAATCCATGACCACCTGACCCTTGCCGATGTCAGGCAGATGCTCGTCCAGCATCCCCTCGATGCGTTCAAGAATGCTGGTCTGCCGGTCAACAATGGACTGCTGGCCGGTGACGCGGTACTGTATCGCAGACCGCGTAGAAAACTCGCTCAGGCTGTCGTAAACGCCCACATCGTCAAACGGGCTCTTGTAATTATTGACCGGGTCTTTGCTCTTTTTGTTTTTGGCCCACAGCGCAAGCCCGATGCCGCCAGCTGCAGCGCCCGCAGCGCCAACGCCCAGGATCAGGGCAAGGACGGGGTTCGCTGCCACAAAGGACACGATGCCGCCCAGTGCAGAAGTGATGCCGCCTGCCATGCCGGAAAAGCTCTGGACGATGCCGCCTAGTGCTCCGCCCACGCCGCCGGAGCTTGCAAGGCCCTGCACGATCTCAGAGAACGCCTTTACAGACGTAGTGGCGCCATCCACTCCGGCAGTAATGCCGTTTGTGAAGATGCTCTGGATAGACCCCAGCGCCTTGCCGATGCCACCGCTGAAGTAGCCCTCATTGACCGCGGTCAGCGCGTCCGCAAGCCACTTAGAGATCACGTCACGCTGATCCTGCGACACTTCGCCCCAGATTAGATTGACAAAATCCAGAGCGAGACCGCCCCAGTCGCCATTTTTGGCGTCACTAAAGGCGCTTTTTACCAGCCCGAAAATGCCCTTATCCAGCTGGCCGGAAGCCTCGCTCAGCTGCTGGTCAATGCGGCTCTGGGTGCCCTTTACGCTCTTGTCGATCTCGTTGGAGGTCTCCGTCACCTTGTCTTGAATGCCGTCAATGTAGGTGATGATCTTCTCGTAGGTTTCCGCGCCGTTCTCGCCGATGCGCTGGCCGGTCTCTGTGACGGTCTTCTTGATATGCTCGCTGCCGTCCGCGTACTTTTCCACCGCCTGCTGCACCTTTGTGGTGATGCCGTTAAAGGTGGTTTCCGAGACATTGGTAAAGGTGCCCAGCAGCGTTTTTGACATGTCGTCATAGGTCTTTGTAACCTTTGTAACCGTGCCGTTGACTTTGGTCTCTACCTGCTTGTAGGTGGTGGCTACGCCGTTGACCATCTCTTTGCCGGTCTCGGTGGTGGTCTCGGTGATGCGGTCTTTGATCTTGCCGGAGCTGTCCTTGACCTTCTCGGTAAAGGTCTGGATGCTGGTGGTCACAGCGCCCAGCGCATTCTGCGCGGTGGTCGTAGCCGTGCTGGAGATGGACGAAATGACCGTTTCGGTGGTGGACTTGGAGCCGGAACCGGATTTTTTCCCGGTGGAGCCGGAAGGGCTTGTGGTGATGGAGCTGCTGTTGGTTTCTTTTATTCCGTACTGCTTTTTCAGACGCTCGCCGTATTCTTTCCAGTAGTCTGTGTCTTTTTTGCCGGCCTTTCTGTTTTGGTAGTCGTTGTTAAAAGCTTTCTGGTAGACAGCATCCCAGTCGCCGTGGAAAATGCCTATTTCTCCGCTTTTCAGCGCGTCAAAGACAGCTTTCAGGCCAACAGCAGAAGATTTGGCCTTGTCAATGACGGTGGTAAGACCTGTTATTTTCCCGATAAGGCCACTCCATCCGTCAAGCTTATAAGCTTCCTGTGCTGCGACGACCATGTCGTTCAGCTTGCCAATAGCAACGCCGATTCCGCTGCTCAAGTCACCTGTCATAAGACCGGCCAACTGCTTCACGTTATCCTTTAGGGTGGATACACGCCCGTTCATAGTCTGGCTCTGGGTGTCCATGCTGTTGTAGTAACGCCCGCCCTCTTCAGATGCGGCCTGCAGGGCCTGCGTCAGCAGATCATAACTGATGGTCATTTTCTGCACTTCGGCGGTGGACTTGCCTGTGTAGTCGGCCAGAATGCCATACACGTCGATGCCAGCATAAGCAAACTGCTTAATATCGGCCGTTGTAGCCTTGCCGGTGTTGGCGATCTGCTGCAGGTTCTGGGACATGCGGTTCAGCTCGTCGTTTCCGCCACCTGTCGCAGAGACTGCGTCGCCCAGTGCCATGATGGTATTGCGGGCATAGGAAGCGTTCTCGCCTGCAGAGATCAAGTATTGGTTTGCCTTTGTCAGGGACTCGACATCAAACGGGGTTTTTGCCGCGTCTTCCTGGATCTGGCTCATGACCTGCTGGGCGGCTTCCGCGCTGCCCAACATATTGGTAAAGCCGGTGGTGTATTTCTCGATCTGGGCGTTGTACTCGATGCCGGAAGAGATGAACCCCTCTGCAGCACTGAGTGCAGCGGCGTAAAGCTTCGAGAAGATGCCCGCCATGATCGTGCCCTGCGAAATGGCACCGGCCAGAGACTTGCTGGACGCTTTATCCGTGGAGCTGGCAAAGCCCTCCATGCCGTTGCTTGCAGCTTTCAGCGCGGTCGTGGTTGCCCTGAGCTGCGCTTCTGCCTGCGACAACATGGTCTTGAGATTTTTGGTCTCAGAGGACGCTTTGCCGGTCTTGCCCACCGATTCGTTGTAACGTCTGGTCAGCTCCACTACGGCCTTTGCGGCCTTGCTGTACTCTCCTGACAGCGAAGAAACGGTCTTTTTTGTCTCAGATTGCACATTCTGGATGCCCTGCCGGTAGGCGCTGTCGTCCAGCCCGAGGGTGGCGCTCAATTCAAAAAGTTTCAGGTTCCATCACCCCCTCCGCACAGCTCTTTAAGAGCCTTGCTGTTTTCTTCCGTGATCTCCGCCGCAGACCGCTTGTCGATCTGCTTTACATAAAGCGGGAATGTATACGAAGCAACGTAGGAATAAAGAGCGTTAGCTCCCGCAAGACCGCCAACGGCATCTGCTACGCAATCGCGGTAGAATTGAATTTCATCGTGGTTTCTGATTTCTTTTTTGATGTGGTCGAGGATATAGGACTTGCCGAAAAGTTCCAGCAAATCCAGACGAATGCTCGAGACCATCCGTTTATATCCTTCCACGCCGATCACATCAAGGATCTCAAAAAAGCCATGAAATCGTCATCAGACAGCGCGCGGGACATTGCTGCGGCCAGCTTTCTGGTGGGCGGAAGCTCTTCGCCCTTATCCAGCGCCACAAAGAGCGGCAAGACCTTTTCGGTCATGTCTGCGTGCTCTTCGTAGATCATTCGCATCATTTCTTCCGCATTTTTCGCACCCTGTTCTGCGATCTTCTTGGCCTTCTCCTCCGGGGTTTCGTTGCCAGTCAGCGGCGCAGGCTGAGTTGCCGCCGCCACCGCGCCCGTGTCAACGATGCACTGCTTGTATGCCTTTGCCAGCTTATAAGTTTTTGCAAGGTACTCCTTGCCTTCCAGATCAATGATTTCCTTCATGTCTTTCCTCCTTACATCAGGACGCGGCCTTTGTGATAGAGTAGAACTCCATCGGGGCCTGTTCGGGGTTCTCGAGGTCTGCAAAAGCGGTCAGCGTGATCTGCATCGAGCCGCCGCCGCGGTGCTCAGACTTCAGGCTCAGGCCGCCGGTGGACATGGCATTATAGAGCTTGACCGCGATAAAGCCGCCGCCGATCATGGGGCCGACCCACCAAATGGGCTTGAAATCCGTCAAAGCGGTTTTCAGGCGTGCAACCACGTGGGTGGGGTCTTCCGGGTCAATGTCCGCAGTGCCAATGGCGAGCTGGATGCTCTTAGGGTCTGCGTTGGGAGTCGTGTAAGAGATGGTTGCGGTGGTTCCGGTGACTTCCACGCCCTGCTTTGTATTGGTGGGGGCGTTGTCGATTCCGGAAAGAGTATCCTCGGTGGAGTTCTGATAGGTGATAGTCACGCCGCCCTGTGTGGCGTGGATAACGTTTGTTTCATCGATTTTCGGGGCCTCAAGCGAGAAATCGGACAAAATGTTGCCCGAGCCCTTGGGGATGCTCTTGAAAGCGTCCGCTGTCAAAACGTTGACGTTAAACTTCTTTGCTAAAGTTTCAGCCATATTGCTCCTTTACTCACGGTATAAGCCGTGTAAGTTCAAAAATAAGGTATTCGCACAGATACCCTTCAGGCGGGTTGTCGAGGGGCTGCGCCCAATCTTTATCGTCTTTGTCCAAAAGAATAGCGCCGCCCTCGCACTCGATTTTTAAGCCACCTCTTGGGATGGCCGCGCTGATCGTATCCTCGGTTTGCAGGATGGGGGCTCTGCCGCCCTTGCTTGGGTACCACAGCCGGGCGTGGAAGGATGCCGTTTCGTTCCACCCGCCGGGGATGGTGGGCTTGTAGGTCAGATAGGGCAGTGAAGCGGCAGGAGGTATGTTATCTTCCAGATAGCCCGGGATTCCAAAGCCGTTGAAAAACGTGTTCAGCGCCCGGTTGATGCTCTCAGACGGGCCCATCACGGCAGCACCGCCTTTTTGCACTTGACGGCCCGCAGTCCCATGCCGGATTCCGGCGGGGCTTTGCCCTCATCTGCCGTGCTGGTGATCTGGAAGGTCTGGCCGTCGCTCACCCGCTTGATGTAGTCCGGGAAGGCCAGCGGAACGCCCGTGTTGACCAGCAGGGTATAGGTGGATGCCGTGTCAGCCTGCTCTGCCACCTGTGCTTCTACGGTGGTATCGTGGCGCTCCACAGCCTCAAACTCCGGGCCGTCCGTCCAGCCGGACACAAAGCCGCCCACGCCGTCCGGCTCATAGCTGCGGGTCTGAAAACGGTATTTTTTGGTAAAGCTCTGCATTACGGTGGATGCAGCAAACGGATTGACCATGTCACATCTTCCTCCACTGATTGATCTCGGATTTATAGCGGGTCTTGCCGTCTGCAGGCAGGCCGTCCGTGCCTGTAACCATCGTGCCAGACCACCCGGCAAAGGACTGGGACACATACACGCCACCGGCCGGGAGCGCCTTGTCGTATGCGTCGATTTTTTCAGCCAGCGCCACGAAGTCAGGCGGCACACGCATGGGCTGCACCGTCCCGGTAAAGGTCTCGGAGGTCAGATCGCCGTCCCCGGCCTTGTGTACGCCGTCATTGAAGATGGATCCGCACACGAGGAAATACTGCCCCGGCACTACCCCGGAGGGCACGGTGTCCGGCTCAAAGGCAAACTCGCCTGCAATTGGGTTGTCTGCCCGGTCAAAGAAATTGTGCGTGTAGGCGCACAGCTCAGGGACGGTCATGCAAAGTCACCCCCTTGCAGGTTAGACCGATTCACCCGGGGTAATGGTCTCGACAGCGATACCGTCCAGATACTCAGCAAACAGGGTCACGCCCATAATGGCGTAGCTCTCGGAGGTTGCGGTGCTGTAGTTTGCCTGAGTGTGGAAGCCGATGAGGTTGCTTGCCTCGCCTGCGGTCCGGTAGACCAGACCTGCGCGGGCAAACTCGCTATCCGCAGGATCCACATAGTACATGACGATGTTGTCTACCGGGGTGGCAATAACCTTTCCCTTCGCAATCTCACTGTCGGACAGCAGGAAGATGGTGTTGTAGCCCATGAAGTCCTTGATATACTGGAAGCCGAACTGGTTCTGCACGGTGATATTGGCATTGCCCAGATAGTCGTACACGTCCATCACGTTGACAAAGCCAACAACACCGGTCACAGTGCGATGCATGGTCTTGAACTTGTTCTCGACCGCGCCCTTGGCATGTGCCAGCGCCATCTGGAAGGTCTTGGGAGTGCCCTTCAGGGTGCCGGTGTTCAGGAACTTGTAGAACTTATCCGTTACCAGAGCGGTCAGGTCGTACAGGAACTCATCATCGGTCTTCTGCACGGCGACATCGTAGCCGTAATTCTGGATTGCCTCAAGGGTGACAGACTTGCCGTACTTGTCGATGGTGATCTTGCCGTACTCCTTCTCCTTGACGGTGTACTTGCTGAACGGGATCTCTTCGCCCTCGCCCACGGTGCCGCTCTGCAGGGTGCCCTGTGCATACTTGCTCTTGAGCACGGTGCCAGGCTGCATCCGGATGGGGCGCATGATGCCCAGAATGGTGCGCAGATGGTCCCAGTTGCGCTGGAAACGGGTCACAAAGTCGATTTCACGCGCGGCTACGGTGATATCGGTGGTCATGGTGATATTTTCTTTTGCTGCCATATGTTATTCCTTTCCGCCGCCTGTAAACAGGTCGGCATTTGCAGCAATCGCGGCCTGGCGTTCGCCAGCGTCCTTGATTGCAAAAATTTGGTCTTTGGTCATTTTGGAGCCGGTATTGGTGGGCGGGGTGTCCACCCTTGCGCCGGTGGTCGTGGTCGTGGCCACAAAGTCGTCCCAATCAGCTTTCAGGCTGTCGGTGTGCTTCTTGGCGTCCTTGACGTTGCCCTTATCGTCCAGCTCCAGCTTGTCGATATCCTCGCCAGACAGCCGCACGACCCGATCAGCATACTTGTCCAGCACCCCGGCGGACTTCAGCAACTCCCGGAACTTGGCTTCCTTGGCTGCGTGGGTGTCCTTCTTGGTCTGCTGGGCCTTGTAGTCGGTCAGCGCCTTTTCAGCGGCTTCCTTGCCGCCGTTGGCTGCGTCCCGGTCCTTTTCGGCTTTGGCGGTCGCGGCCTTGGCGTCATCCAGCTGGTTCTGAAGAGCGTCCGTTTCGGTGTGCAGCATGTCCAGAATCTTCTTCATCTTGCCGCTGACGTCCACGGTCTCATCCTCCAGAATCGCGCGGAGGTCTTTTCTCTCAAGTGCCATGTGATAGTCCTTTCTGCCCTTGCTCGGGCTGCCATGCTTGGCAATAAGGTTTATTTGCCGGACGTGCTGCCGGTGTGGTGCCGCCTGTGGGGCTTGAACCCACGGCCCCCGGATTACAAATCCGGTGCTCTGCCGGCCTGAGCTAAAGCGGCATAAAAAAGCGGCTGACGCTGTGCGCCAACCGCTGAGTATTTAGTTTTTGCGTGCAACTTTGGTGATACATTCGACCGCCCAAAACTTCGCTTCCTGTAATTTTGTCATGCACAGACTTTTTTCTCGGCTTTCAGGAAGTGCGTCAAGCTGCGTTGCAAGCTCAAGGAAAAGGTCTTCTGCCTCGCAGTGCGCAGTTTTCACATCATCGGGCAGGAACTTTTCTTTTGGTGTTTTGAACATTTTCTCCAAATTCATAAATTACGCCTCCTTGTTCCCTTCCTCCACGGCGATCTGCCGCAGCTCTTCAATGTGGTCCTCCACCGCCGGGCGGAGGAACGGACGGGCTTTCATGCCCCGGGTAAAGTGCCATTTGCCGTTGAAGTCCTTCCAGACCCACGGCGTTTTTCGTCCGTTGCCCTTCTCGGCAAAGATGCCTGTTCCCAGCTCCACATAGACGCTGTAAAACAGGTTTGAGCCGATGGTCACGGTCTTTTGTGCGACAGATACAACGTAGGTGATGGACGCTTTCAGCGCACCGCCCACATAGCCCTCTATGCCGGTGCTGTCTTCCGTGCCGGTGGGCGCAAGCAGCTGGGCGTAGTCCTGAACCGTCATGCCCCAGAGGGTCAGCACCCGCTCCGACCATGAGTCCAGCGCCTCATGCAGCTTCGGGGTGTTGTCGGTGAATTTGATGTCGTAGTTAAATTTCATGGCATTTATTTGTCCATTGCTAGATCGTGTTCCAGCCACAAAAAGTGCTCTGCCAAGCTAGGAGCAGATTCCGGGTGGTTGACAGGTCTTAAATCGCGTCCGCACACTGGGCAGAAGTTAGGATGCCAAGTAACGTCGTAGATACCGTTGGCTTTCAGATAAATTTTATAGTCTTCATCGCACCCGATGTATAGCTGTGTCCACTCATCGCCAACCAGCTCTTTTTCGTTTTCTTCGCCCGGCCGGATCATTTCGCAGTATTCGCAGTCGTGCATCTAGCTCACCTCTTTCTCTTGCGCTCTTCCGCCCACCACATTTGTTCGGCTTCCTTGCCGCCCTTGGATTTATACCACTCTGTGTAATCCATGACGGGGGTGGTCTCTTTGGTCACATTGTCTCGCTGCATGGCGTTCTGCCGGGGATACTTGCCCAGTGCAGAGGACAACACACAGCGGCAGTGGTAAACCATCTCCGGGGCAGCGTTGGGGTCGCCGGGGCGCTGAATCTCGTAACCCATGACCTTGAACGGCTCGTCAAGCTCTGCCGTCTGCTGGTCAAGCAGGCGGTGCATTTCACGGGTGCGGTAGTCGTGGGTGGAGTTCCACCGCTTTTTTACCTCGATGCCCAGAGCCTTGGCGTTGCGCATCTGCTGCAATGCCCCGGCGTTCTGAGCGCCTGTGAGCGCCGTGATGGCGTTGTTCATGGCCCAGTGGATCTCTGTATCTGCCATGCCGTTGACGGCCTGCACGGCGATGTCGTGGACGCTCTTGCCCTGCACGATGCCCTGCATGACGTAGCGATTGAACACCCGAGCGTCATAGGTTCGGTTGCTCTCACTCTTGATATGCTTGTTTGGCACCATCTTGGGGTTCTCCTTCAGCAGGATCTTGACCGCTTCGGTGTTGTACAGAGTCAGCCCGAACGTCACGCCTGCGGCCTGTTCCAGCTCGTAGAAAGCCCAGTTTGCGCCAAAGGAAAAGATGTTGTATTGCTCGTCCCGGGCCAGCTTGTAGGCCGTCTGCTGTGCTGTGGTACAGGTCTGGGTGATGCCGTCCAGCTTCTGGCGCATCAAATCGGACTGAAAGACCTGATTTTGCAACCAGATGCGGTAATCCTCTTCGGTGATCTCGCCCGCATCCAGCTGCGCCCGCTTGCGCTCGTCCAACGCTCGGTACTTCCCCAGAAACTCGGTGAGCTGCTCGGTCATCTCCCGGCGGGCAGTTCCGTACACCCGGAGTATACGGCGGCGCAGGCGGTTCAGCTGGCGGTTGGAAATGCGGTCACGGTCAGAAATCATGCTTCATCACCGTTGTCATCCTCTGCATCGTCCACGGTCTCCCGCTCTGCGCTCTCAGCCATCAGGGACGCCCGAGCCTTTTCCTTTTGCTCCGGGGTCAGGTTTGGCAGTAGGTCAATGGCCATGTCCTGCCCAATGATGGGTGCCTCGGAAATCACCGTTGCCACCTGCTCTGCGGTGTTCACGATCCGGTTCCGGTTGAACGTCGGCGTTGCGCTGCCAAAGCCAGCCAGCGCACAGATTTGACGAACAAAAGGCTTGATCTGTGCCTCGAAGTCGTCTGCGTTCTGGTTCATGGGCTCATAGGCCGCATCCAGATGGTCGTTGGTGCTGTTTGCGCTGACGCAATGCACGTCCAGGCCGCCGAAGTCCTCATAGACCCGGGCGTGGAGCAACTCCAACAGGGTTTGCCGGGCCGTCACAGGAATCTCGGTGGTGTATGGGGTGATCTTGCCGCCCTCGCTGGTGTCTGCGCCTGCAATGTGGTACAGATTCAGCTTGACTAGGAACTCCTGCAGCTCGTCATCGGTCATGCCGTTGAAGTTTTCGCACAGCCAATAAATCTCTGTGCAATCATGCAGGTCGCTGCAGAAGCCGGACGTCACCAAATCGGTGTTGTCGATGTAGGCTTTCAGGCCTACGAGGGTGCTTTGATGCAGGTCGGAGCCCCACAGCGGTACCACAGGCAGAGTGCTGTAGTTTTCCCCCTCCACGCTTTCCAGCCCGCCGCCGGGGGTGGAGACGGTCACGCTTTTGTACGCCTGCTTCGGAGCCGTCTCCTGCATGGTGCTGCCGATCCTGCTTTCCGTGTACTCGGTGTAGCCGTCCTCTTCGTACAGGACATAGTGCATATCCGTGTCAGGATTCAGCCGCCAGAACCGCACCCCGGCCCGCATGGAGCCGGAGGTCTCATCGTACAGGGGCGCAAACTCGGTCAGCTTGAACACCACCAGATGGTCGTTGTTCCAGAAGCCAAAGCTCTCACCGTGGATTAGGGCAAAGTATCCGGCTTTCTGGATCTGCTCGTCAAATTCAGCCCCCAGTTTTTCTTTGTCCACGTCCTTATCCGCAAAGGTAACACCGTTGCCCAGGGAGTAGGTGGCACGCTGCTTGTTCAGCCGCCGGAAAAGATTGCTCTTGACCATATCGGGCCGTGGAACATCCTGCCGCGTGTTCTTGGAAAGGCGCTTCAGCATAAAGGCGTAGGCTTGGGAAAAGCGTTCCGCGCCCGGGTTTTTCTGAGCGTCGTACAGGTCAGCGTCCAGCGCCATCCTGTAAGGGCCGGAAGCGCAGTGCTGCTTCACGAACCGCCGGACAAAATCAGGCTGTTCCCCGGCGGCTTGCGCCTGCTGGAAGGTCTGGAAGGTATATGCAGTGCTCAAAATCAATCCCTCAGTTTCACAAGGCGCTTTGTGCGCACAAAATATCGGATGGCGTCCATACAGTGGTCGTTGACCTTCAGCACGGTGTCGTCTTTGTCCGGGTCCCAAGCGTATACGCCGAACTCTTCCAGCGTGTGCTTGCAACCCTTGTAGACCTTCAACCGCCCGGTCTGCAGCATGGTCTGTACGTCCAGAATTCCGCTCAGGACGTCGTTGTTTGCCGGGGTCTGGGTAAAGCCGTTCTTGCGCAGCTCAGTGATCAGTGGCAGGGCCGAGGGGTCTACGATGACCCGCTCCGGTTTCAGGCCGTCAAGCCACGCTTTGAGATCTGTGACGTACTCGCCCACGGTCTTTTGCCGTTTCTGCTCTCGCCCGCTGTAGTAGTACTCCCGGGTGACGATCCAGCAGTCTGCATCTGCCTGCTTCTGGAACAGCAAAAAGGTCGTTGCGTTCTGGGTGCCGAAGTCGCAAGCCACATAAGCGCTCTTTGGAGACAGCGCCGGAAGCACGTCAACAACGTTCTTCTTGCGGTCGAACATATCGTAGACAAGGCCCTCAGCCACCGTCCACAGGCCCAGAATGTAGCGCTGATAAAAAACGCCGCTGTACTGGCTGCGGTATCTGGCCTTGATGTCCTCGGAAAGTGACAGGTTGTCATCCATCGTAAAGTGGAGGTACATCATCTTGCGGGAACGGCATTTCCGCACCCACTCGAGATAAAACCAATGCTGTGGGCTGCCCGGGTTGCAGTTGAACCAGAATTTTGACCCGGTGACGGAGCAGCGGGCAGTGGCCTGATTGACAAAGCTCTGCGGCATTAAGGCCACCTCGTCAAAGAATGCTCCAGCCAGCGTGATGCCCTGTATCAGGTCTTGGCTGCTCTCGTCCTTTCCGCCGAAAAAGTAAAATCCGTTGGATTTGCCGCCTTTGCTTACGGTCATGCAGTTTTCTGCCCGGTGTTCCTTGATGTTGTAACCACGAGCTGCAAGCTGCTGCTTGAGCGTGCCAAGCACGTTGCGCCGGAAGCTGGCAATGGTCTTGCCGCACATGGCAAACTGCTGGCCGCTGTAGCAGGTCATGGCCCACTGGACAAAAGAAAAGCTCATGGCAAAGGTCTTGCCCGAGCGGATAGCGCCATCGGCAATGATGCCGTTGTAGCCGCTGTATGCGCTCTGCGGTGTCCACCAGCTCAGGACTTGCTTTTGCCTCTGGCTGAGGGCTTTCCAGCGAAAGCCGTTACTTTTCCGCATTGTCGTCCTCTTCCTTTGGCAGAAGATCCACATCGTCAGGCGGGCTGAGGTCTGCGGCGGCGCTCAGTGCCTCCACAAGGCCATCGTCCGGGACTTCTATGCTATTCTGGTCTCCCAGCATGGCAAACTTGTCCACGATGGTGCCAAACGCCGTGGACAGCTGCGGCAGCGTTGCTTCCGCGATTTTGTTACGGTCTGCCATCGCCTGAAGGTACAGCCCGAGAAGATTCTGTGCTTCCCCGCACTTGCTGCCTAAGTAGGAAAGCATGTCCTGCGTGTTCTGCTCTTTTTTTAAGGCGCACAAATCCGCGCACTTTGGATTATCTTTCACGATTTTCCGCACAGTGCTTTCTGCCACGTCGTTCAGCTTTGCGGCTCTGGTGTAGCTCTGCAGCTGCACATAGTCAGCAATGATCTTCTTTTTCTGCCTGTCTGTCAGCCGCTTCGCGCTCACCGCCACCACCTCTCTAAATTCATGCAAAAGAAAAACCGCCCGGAAATCCAAACGGTCAAAATATCGAATGTGCCGCTTGCAGGGCTCGAACCTGCACACGTCCGGTTATGAGCCGGATGCTCTGGCCGACTGAGCTAAAGCGGCATAAGAAAAACCAGCTTGCTGCATGGAGCTCATCATGCAAAAAGCCGGTTTTTAATCGTATTGTATCAGCAGCGGTTAATCCGCACGGATAGCAGGCCGTGCTCCTTGGATACAGCCACGGCCTCCGATCTCTGCCCGAGGCTCACGTTTTGTGTGGTCTGCACGGAAACCGAAACGCCGCGCATAGCGCACAAAGTGGCTTTCTTTGTTGCTGATCGGTAAGGCCGAGAGGATAAGGCCAGCGCCGAGACGCGTCAAAAACTTTGCCATGTCGCAAATCAGTTCTTTCAAGCGCTCAAACATTTGTATGCCTCCTCTCCAAAAGCGTCCACAGTGGACACTCTAAAATCGCGCTAGCCGCCAGCTGGATTTGAACCAGCACCCACGGAATGGATGTGCGCAGTGGTTGGCTGTGCAGTGATGTTCCCGTGGTGTCACCAACGTTGTCCCGCCTTAAATGGGCGGCGCTCTTCCAGTTGAGCTATGACGGCATATAAGCAGCACCCGTGCATTCAGTTCGTTGGACATGCGTCAAACGGTGGGTGCTGCTGCATCTGAAACTTACGCAGTCAGATGCCCCGCGTGCTGCGCAGCCCCCTCACAGGGCACGCAGATGGCATTCCCGGCAGGACTTAAACCTGCATCCTGCGGTTTTGGAGACCGCTGCTCCATACTTGAGCTACGGGAATATAAAAACAGCTCCGGTTCTCCGCCAGGGCTGTTGATTGGCGCACATCCTGTCAGGAAAGCTACACCTTGGCAAGGATTCTAAGGCCTTTTCTCGGCACGGGAGGTTGCACGTGCGGCCTTGCGGGTTGTCTGGTCCATGCGCCATACGGTGCGATACGGCGGAATCGAACCGCCTCCTGTCTCTCATGAGCGGCAGACTGCCTTTGTGTCAGTGTATCGCATAGAAGCAGCCCGCGAAACGTGAAGAGAGAGCAAAGCCCGGTACCTGCAAGCAGAAAAGGAGGAAAATGCCAAGAAGGGACACGTTTCGGAGGCTGCGTGCATCGGTTTGCCTTTTCGGCTTTGCCGATGGTACCACAATAGCACAGATGCCGATAACAAGTAAATCCCAGAGCGTGTAAAAACAAAGCCCTCTGACGTTGTGCAAAATGTACAGGTTCAACTAAGATTCAGCTCGTTCGCGATCTCTGTCAGCTGGCTCAGGCCTTCCGAAATTGCGCGTGAAACCTGAGACGGCTTGGAATAGCCGACTTTTGCCGCGATATCGGCGTGCCGCTTGCCTTCAACATAGCACAGGATGATGCACTTACTGCGGCGGATGGATGCAGGATCGGCATGGAGCATGTAGGCCACTTCAATGGCTTTCTTCTGCATCTCGGCATACTGGCATTTCAGCTCGTGCAGATGCTGCTCGGCATCCATGGCGGCGTCGCTGTTCCGGCCTACCTTGTCGCTGGTTCCGGAGCGCCCCGGCGCGCCTGACGTGCTTGACGTGGTCGTGGTGGCGGCATTCCGCAGGCTTGCAATGTGTTCCTGCTGCTGGCGGATCAGCGCCCGCATCCGGGGCAGGCGCTCGAACCAAGCCCGCAGCTTCTGCTCATCGGTGGTCTCTCCCGGCTTTTGCGTGTCGGTGTCAGATGTCCATGTGCGAGTCATTTGTACACCTCCTGAAAAAGAAACATGTTGACCGCCTGTCCACAGCAGCGGCAGTATGCAACCGACTCGTCGTCTTTGACGTATTGATTCAGCGCATCGCATTTTGGACAGCACCACCATCCAGAAGGCGCAGTATCCGTTTTTGGCCATTGAACGCGCTGCTTATCAAGACACGCTTCAATGTCTTTTCTGTTTTCAGCAAAATAGGCAACATCGGCCGGATTTATTTGAAATCTGAGACAGATTTGCTTAAACTTTCCGTCCCAGATTTCGATGCACAGCTCAGTCATCGCGCCCAAAATAAAGATCATGATGCAGAAACCACCAACGTAGCAAAATGCTGAACCTATAACTAGAAAAACTTGATTCATGCGGCTTTATTCCTCCATTTCTTCAATCTCAATTTCCACCCGGGGTTTCTCCTGGTCAAGCTCCACCCGGCTGCCATCGTGGGCGGCGACGATCTTGCTGTTGTCGTCTTCCAGCACCCGGGCTTTTACCAGGATGTCCGTTGTAGCCTCGATGAGGTTTGCCAGATCGACCCGGCGGGCGGTCTTCATGTAGTACACGCACCTCACGTTCACGCGGGCAGAAATGGGGCTGCGCAGCTTTTTGATTTGCCGCAGGCAGTCCGTCTCATAATCCACATAAACCTTGCTGGGGGCCACGAATGGGGTCCCGGAGCGTGTGCGGAGAATGCGGGCAGAGTTTTTCTTTGTGCGCGGGTCGCCGTAGAGAGTCAAGTGCATTTCTTTCGTTCCTCGCTGTTCCACTGCTTGAGTGTTGGTGCGTAATGCCCGCACATCAAACAACAAAGTTCAGTCCCCGGGGCTGACAGCACTGTGAGCTTCGGATTAACTGACTCGATTTTCTTTCCCCATGCAATAAATCCGCTCCCGCACTTTGGGCAAGGAAGAACAGTGTATGATTTTTTTATCACTTCACATCCTCCATCAGATCGTCAATGTGCATCTGCACGGCCTGCTCCGGCACGTCTTCCCAGCCGATGCCGATATAGTCCAGCACACGGCCCCAGCCGTACCAGTTTCCATTTTCGTCCCGGCAGACGTGCTTCATCCAGAACTCCCACTCTTTGGGGTTGGTCTCCCGCAAGATGTCAAAACGATGCGGTCTTCCTTCGACGTGGATGCCAAAGCCGCACATAGTGCAGCCGGTGCGCTGTGCCTTTGTGGTGTACAGCTTTCCGTCTCTGTCCTTCGCAATTTCGCCATATTCGGCGGGAATAGGAACGTTCAAATCAAGCGCAAGCTGCAAAATGTCCTGTCGGTCAAAAATAGCAAAAGGCGCGCTGCGGGTGGTGGTCTTGCCGAAGTAGTTGCATCCGTGCATTTTCAGGCTTTTCTCGCGCCGACCGCCCTCGCTGGCCATAAGGCCCATATAGGGCACGCTGCTGTGGTCTCGCGCCCAGTCGTTACAGGGCTTTTCCTTGAGGTAGTAGCAACAGCGGTCAGATACTTTGAACGGGGCCGCCTGATACCCAAGCGCCGCGCCCTCTGCATCGGCACCGCCGAACAGCTCAAGCCATTTCTGCGGCAGCTTCATGCGGCTGTTCTTCTGCCAGCCGCCATATTCGCCGGTTTCCCCGGTGATGATCGCATGCCGCACGGTTGCGTTTTGCTCTGTCGGGTTTTGCAACAGCATAATTTTTCCGGCCTTTTCCTTGCTGATCACAGGCCAACCAAATTCCTGTAAGACCTGAACCTTACTTTTCAGCGGCTTCAGGAACACGAAAGACGGCTTTTCTCCATCGCCCATCCATCCCTTGTATTCTTCTTCCATTTCTGCAGCGATCCGCTTGTGTACCTGCTGCACGCCCTTTCCCTCCAGCAATGAGCAGGACACACAGGTGACGGGCAGCCCGATGCTCTCCAAGAAGTAATGCAGCGTGATGGAATCCAGACCGCCCACGGATAGGTGCACGCCCTTTTCGTGCTCTTTTGCCCAGTAGTAAAATGCCTCGGCCATTTCCTGCGCGTGCTCTACCTTGCGCTTGTATTCCCACTTCTGCATCGTCTGAAAACGCTCAATGTTTGCCAATGAGCCATTTTCAGCCATAATCTCCTGTACGGTTTTCATTTTTACCCCCATTGTTCGGCCATTGCTTTTGCAACGCCCGGCGCGGTTTTGCTTCTGGCTTTTGCCCGGCCCTCTTGGCCGTTGTGCGTGTTGCGTATGCCTTCGCACCAGCTAATTTTCTTGGGATTTTTCCCAGTTGAGACGTACACGGGCTCTGGTGGTGGAAAGCTGTTTTTCCGTTCCAGAGGCGGCAAGTTTTTCAGCCAAAGGCAAGTGCGCTTCGTGTGATAATTTTCCTCGTCAGATTCATTCTCTGCGAAATAGTACGGGTGAATGATCTGGTCAGCTTTTCTGTATGCAGTGTTCATGATACCCACTGGATTTTCCACCGCAATGTGCGGAACGTCTGCCAACATGAATTGCATAAAGAAAATTGCAGCTTCCACGCGCTTTGCCCATCGCGCTACAACTTTTTCAGCTGGCGTTACTCGCAAACTGTACGCTCTTGTCGCCGCGTTGGAAAGATAAGTGCACGGCGGGTGAGCAATGAGCAAATCCCACTTGCCGATTTCATGCGCCACGCCGTCCATCGTAACGATTTGCCCCCCCTTAATGGCCTTGAGCGCATCCCCAAGAATGTGCCACTCAGGATGTCCACCTGACGGTTCCTGAATGTCGCAGGAGTAGGCTTCGTGACCTTTTGCACGAAACGCTTTGCACACTTCCTGCGATTCCTCGCAGGCAATCAGAACTTTCACCGTTTTCTTCCTCCCATCCATCCCTCTTTGTTGAAATCGTTACGGCTGATCCGCTCCGCCGCGTGGTTCCCGTTGGTGTAGATGCGCTGCGCTTTCAGCTGGCGCTTGTACTCTGCGTACTTCGGGCAGCTGTCGTGGCAGATCGGGTGCCGGTCGGGGCAGTCTTTACACGGTGTCATCATCATTTTTCAGCACCTTCGGCGGCAGCGGCATCCACCCAACCACATGAGCATCTACACGGTTATCGTAAATGTCATCCTGGTTGAAATAACGATATTCCCACCAGCCTTTAGGAATAAAGTAATCATCGCTTTCTTCATCGTAGGTTCCCCACTCGAAAATATCTTCCCAGTAGAAAGCGCTCTTTTGGGACAAGACCGTTCCATCTTCGTAGTTAGCCGTCGTAATCCCATATCCACCGCAGGCGGTTTCAAACAGAATCAGCACATCTTCTTCGACTTTCGGGGGATTCTTGTCAGGGTCGCGCCAGCGCTGTACGTCCGGGACGACTGCCGGTTCATCTTCCAGCACATCCATCGCGTCCATAATCTGACACGCACGGCATCTTACGCCGTTGTAATTTTCGCAGCCACAGCAATATGCCGCTTTGATGTTTGCGATGGCTTTTTCACGGTCGATATATTCGCTCATCCTTCAATCTCCTTCCTTGGCGGCTCACTTGCCCGCAGCCTTGCCGCTTCACGCGGGGCAGTGGTGATATCGGCCTGCGCCTGCTTCAAAAACTCGGCACGGCGGTATGTAAGGTCTGGCATTTCAGCCAGCTCTGCAAGCCCTCCAACGCTCCCGGCATAGGATTTTGCCGCCGGGGGGAGTTGATCATACAGGTCTTGCAGTTCTTTCTGTCCGTCACTACGCAGCAGCCCGCCCTTTTCGTCAACGCCGGTCACCATCGGGAACTTGCGCCAGCTCAAAAATGTCTGTGCCTTGCGTGCCGCTACAGCCAGAGCTTCCCATTCAGCGGATGGGTCGAGACACTGGGAAAGCTGCTTGAAGATGTCGGCCACCGTGACCGGATAAACGCATACCCGGTTTGCCGCCAGAAAAGCCCGCTTGACAGTATCGCCGTCATAGTCGCCAAACTGGTACGTCCACACATCGATGGTGGTCTGCATCTCCTCATCAGTCAGTGGCTTGGAACCCAGCTTGTACAGCACAAAATTCATGCGGATCAGCTTTGCCACGTCTTCCCGTGTCATGTCTCAAACCCTCTTTCTCTGTCCATCTTCGCCAGCACCCGTGCAAGCTGGTCGTCTACGGTTTCGGTTGGCTTTCGGTTATATCCAGATGCTTGGTCTCTGTCTCTGGATATCCAGCCCGATGCAGCAGCCTTCCACTTTTTCATCGGGTTCTTTCCTACGCGCCACCCGTTGGACTCGTAGTAAGTAAAAAATCTTTCAGCTTGAGCGTTCGTTCCGCCCTTTTCGGCAAAGTACGCCTTAACCTCTGCCATGTCCGGTGGGTGGAATCTGGCTGTTTTGGTCTCCGGCGTGGGTATCGGCGCGTTAGCGCCTTTCTTTATATCCCCGTTAGGGGATATTTCTTTATAAACAGATTCAGAATCAGATACAGATAAGCTATTTTTGCTATTGGCAAAATGGCATTTGCTATTTTTGCTATTGGCATCAATAGCTTTGCTATCAGATTTCCAACGTTTTTCCGCGCCTTTTCTTCCAGCTTGCTGCCGCGCTTCGGATGTGCTGGAATACTTTTGTACGTTCATTTCATCAAATGCTTTTACAGTTTTCCACATCATCCGCATGGAGCGGTCTGTGAAAACCGGCTCTGTTCCGTCTCCGACGTATGCCGCATAAGCGCGGATAAATTGCCCGAACTCTGCATCGGTCAGCTCTTCCATCGTGTGGACGTGCTCCAAAAGCAAAATAAAGCTGGTTCGTCTTTTCTCCGGCATACTCCACCTCCTTTCTCGTTTTTGCACACCCGTATAGCCAGATAGCACAGCTTGCGAAATCAGAAGGGGAGATCTCCATCATCCGGGATCGTGGCAAAGTCGTCCATGTTTCCCTGTTCATACGCGGGAGCCGCATGCGTGGCGCTGTGCGCGGCGTTTGCTTCCCGCACATGATTTGCCGTCTGCTGCTCGTAGGATGCCGTGGCGGGCTTGTCTGCCGCCTTGGAGCCCGCAAAGCTCACATTACTGGTCACGACCTCCACGGCGGTACGGTTGTTGCCGTTCTTGTCCTGATACTGGCGGGTCTGGATGCTGCCGTCGATGGCGATCAGGCTGCCCTTCTGGAAATACTTACAGACGAACTCGGCAGTCTGCCGCCATGCGGCAATGTCAATAAAATCGGCCTTGCGTTCCTCTCCCTGACGGACATAGCTGCGGTCGCAGGCGATACGGAAACGGCACACGCTGGTGCCCTGCGTGGTGGTCTTGAGTTCCGGGTCCGCCACAAGGCGGCCCATGATGGCTGCAACGTTAAGCATGCATCAATCCTCCATCGGGGCTTCGTAAGATTCACAGTCAACATTTGCACCCATGAGGACCTCCGGGCACTCCGCACGGGCAAAATAAGCGGCTGCGCGATACTTGAGCATCATCTCGGTCATCTTGGGCCAGAAGCTGTTGGGCTTGTCCCACCACCCGGAGTCCTTTGCCATTTTAACCGTGACCTTCGGCCCCTCGATTTTCTCACCGGTGACCTTGTCCACACCGATCAGGCGGCATCCCCAGTTGTCCTTGCCTTCCTCGCCCTCCATGCGGTAGCGGGTGCGACCGGCAAACTGGCCGGAGTTATCAATCAGGGCTTTGCAGCTCTTGCCGCTCCAGGACGGATTCCCCCGTACGACATACAGATTCTGCATGACGAAGGTCGGGTCCATGCCCATTCTGGCTGCCATATTGCAGGCAACGGCACAGGCAGCGACGTTGCCTTTATAGCTCTGCGGAACCATGCCGTCCGGAAGTTGAGCGTATGCTTTTCCCATGCTGCAAGCAAGTTTCCAACTGCTGATTGCAGCGCTCGCGTTGGAGTTCTGAATGGTGGTTTCTTCTGAAATTGCCTGGGGGATAGCATTTTCATGCACCTGCGCAGGCTGTTGCTGTTCGACAATGATTGGTTTGGCAGCGGTATTAAGCATGGTGGATTTCCTCCTCTGTGAATTTGATTTGAATGATATTTGCAAAGCGCTTGATCGCATCCAGATCCGACTTTGTGCAGTGAAACACAATTTTGCGGTCGCGCGGCTCTTCGTGCTCGGTAAAGCTCATAAATTCGCCGTCATTGTATTCGTCAGGGTCAAAGTCGAACTTTTCCATGGGGTCTTTGAAGGACACAGACGGCTTTACAAGGTTTATCACATTCGGATTCTGCTGGGGCCCCTTGTAGTTGTCTGGCAAGCCATTGATGACTGCCTCATGCAACAGGGTACGGTACTCATTCCCGTAACAAAAATCAATGCTTTCGTACGGTTCAGGCATGACCTCCGCGCCGCCCGCTGCGTGGATGATGTCAATATCGCACATCATCCTTCCGACCATCCTGTAAATGTTGTCAATTACGGCTCGGCTGAAAGTATCGTCCATGTACCCTTTTTCGGCGAATGTCGTGAAAAAGGACACTGCGTAGTTGATCTCGCTTGCGAGGTCATTTCCGGAATTGATAAGCCGGAACGTCATGTGCTGCGGGCCGACATAGTAGTAAATACCCTCGGCCTTGTTGGAAAGGTCTTTGACGCGCTCCCTCTTGGTCATACGCTTCATGCGTTCTTTCTGCATAAATACTCACCTCGAATAGATCAGGTTGCCCAGGGCGTCTTTGACGTCGATCTGGCTGTATTCGCCGGTCTGGATCTGCTCATCTGCCCAGTGCTGGGCGTCCACGCTGGCCTTGACCGGCTCGCCCTCAAAGCATTGCACGTCAATGCAGCAGTGCCCTTTGCGGTGTCCGTAGCAATAGTAAAATGCCACGTCATCCATTGTAAAAACCTCCTGTTTGTGATATCTTTGTGGTGATGGGCGGCGAAACTCATCACCCTTTTGGCTTGTCCGTGTTGGAGCACGGGCAGGCTCTTCTTTTTTTTGCGGCGTATCGGCGGAAGACTGTCCAACTCATCACGTCGGATGCACTCTTTTTCAAAAATGTACTTGCGAGCCCGACGCCTGCCGTTGCGGCTGTGGCTGCTTGCGGACGCAAAACTGTTTGCGGTTTTGTAACCCAGCCGTCTGGCACACATCTCAGACGTACCGCTGGTGATCAGGTCTCCGGACTTGGCGTCATACACGGTGTACCACATGACATGGTGGACAGTGTCAGGCATACGTGATCTCCCCGGACTCCTCTTGCAACATCTCCCGCACGTTGTCCATTTCTTCGGCGCACATCTCCCAGACGTTTGCCCGTGCGGAGCATCCGGCCCGAACAACAATGTCGTCTGAGGATTCGGCTTCTCGCCTGCAGCGTTCGGCAAGCCGCGTGTAGGACTTGACTTTGCCCTCAACGTACTCTTTGGCCGTCATCATGCCCCACGCTCCTGATTCTCCGGGTATTCCTGGTTGCGGGCGTGGGTGCGGTTGATCTTGCCGTACTTTCGCCGCTTTGCGGCTCTCTCCCTGTCCTCTGCGGCAAAGCCCAGACGAGCCAGCAGAACAGCGGCCAAAATCAGCACCAGCGACACCGCAAACAGCGTGCCGGAGATATATCCGGTGGTCTGCGCGGTGCCCTCTGCGCCCATAGCTGTGCCCATTCCAACGCCGCCAAAAACGACAGCCAACCAGTAGTAAGTAGTAGATTTGAGTTTCATTCTTTCGGATCCTCCTTTGTGTAAACCTTTTCGAGCTTGTAAAAGTCCTTCACCCACGCCACAAATCCGGCACGAGAAATCAACGGAGCCGCATTGTCCGTGCCAACGGATGGCACCGCCCACTGGGGAAAGCTACCCGCCTGAATCATCGCCTTTAAATTTGGCTCACTCACCGAAATGTTGTTATCACGCATGATCTGGCAGCACTCTGCGATTCCCATGCTCGGCTTCATTATCGTCCACCTCCTTTTTTGTTCTCAGCTGCCGTTTCAGCCGGATATGCTCCAACCGCTCCGGCTGCCTTGCATCCCAGCGTTGTTCAAGCCAACGCTTGTTGTAGTGCTTCTTCACGGCGCAGCCTCCACAAACTCGCCATTTTTGAGGGTGTACCAGGTGTTCTCTTTGATAACGGCTCCGTCAACCTTTGCCATTTTGGCCAGCAACATATTGCCGTCATCATCGTACTCGGTCAGCACCAGATAGCAGCCCAGTGCGCCGCACGCCTTACCGCAAACGCCGTTGACCACGGCAATGCTATCTTTGCCGTCTGCTTTTGCGCTGCAATAAGCCCCAGTGGCTGCCGCCGTGCTGTAATTGCCGCTGGAACCCGCCGTGCTGTAATAGCC